TGCCGCCGTCGTGAAGGATGAAATTTGCTGAGTAGCAAGAAGTACGTGAGTCACTCCCGAACTAAGGAATATGCCCGTATCCACGTTTGTGATGGTATTGGGGCCGATGTTGTTTCGATCCGAAGTCCCCGTGTCATTCTCAAGAGACAGGCCCTCGGACCCAGACGTGCCGGTGCCGTAGATGTTGTTGCCTGTATAGGTGTTCCGGCTGCACACCGTCGATGCGGCGTTGCATTGCTGCCAGATTCCCTTGCCTGCCCCGGAAGCCGGAAAGATGATCGTATTTGACTCAACCACGTTATCAGTAATTTGCCCTGATACCGTTGAAGTCTCCAGGGAAATTCCCGTCCCCGCAGCCGAAGTTCCGAAGCCGTTCACAGTGTTGCCGGATATCACAATGTGCTGGCACAGAACGTTGCAACCGATCCCGGAGACGCTGCTCGCGGGTGCTCCTCCGTTGATGACGTTCCCTAGTACGGCAAAATCGGTGCTGCCGCTAATGTTGCCGCCTAGTTCAAGTCCTGCGATTCCGTATCCGTATCCATTGGAGTCAAACACATTCCCGGTGATTGTCGCTCGCACATCCCCTACGATTGAGTATCCGCCGGAGGATGACGTTTGGGTTAGCCGACATGAGTTGCCAGATACGATTACATCGTAAGGCACTCCCCCGCCAAAATTTCCAATTTCCAGACAGTACGACTTCGGACCACGCAGCACGTTTCCACTGACAATGATTTCCCCTAGATTAGCCGTTCCCGTTGTCGAATGAATGGCAATGTTCTCCGTGCCCGACACCGTAGCCGCCGAACTATCGACGTGGTTTCGTTCAACGCGAAGCCTGTCGATAAGCGTTCCCGTGGCTTGGTTGTTAACAAACAACGGCCCTTCTGCGTTTCCATACATCGTGTTGTCGGAGACTTCGATCACCCCGCCGCCGATGATTTCCACATGGCCGTTACCTGTAGGTCCGAATCCGCTCACCGTGTTTCTAAGAAACTTGAAGTTCGATCCTGACGCGATGATCGTCTGTGCTGTATTTGTCCCGATTCCTGGACCTGTGAAATTGCAATCCTGGATTGATTGGAAGTTGCCGGTGAAGTACCATTGCACATTTGCTGCCGGACTGATCGTCGCGTTATTCACGCATTGAATTGTGATGTTATTTAGGCTGGTTGTGGTAGTTGAGCCGAGTGTCACATTTTGGGGAATGACGAGCGTCTGCCCGGCACTGAGTGCAGAGAGGGCGCTAGCAAGAGTTGTATACTTCGTTCCATCCACATAGAGAGTGTTATCTACAGCACTAACTCCCGTTAGGGTTCCTCCCCCTAGGTTGCTATTTGTCTGGGCAGATACTCCCATACACGCCAGAAAGAATAGAACAGGCAGAAAGATTCGTTTCATATTAAACCCATGTCCCCGGTGCCACAGGATAGGCATTTGTGCCATCAAACCAGAATAACTGTTGATTCCTAGTGCTGGCTGCTGTAGTAATACCCATTGCCCCCTTCACATTTGAGGGCCAAACGAATGTATATCCCCCAGTGCCGTTTTCTATAATCTGAAACAGGAGGAACTGCCCGGCGACTGCCCCACTAAGAGTTGAGCTGGTTACATTCCCAGTCAAGGTGATCTGAAACACGCTAGCCGATGCCGCGTTAAATGTGGGCGTAGCACTATAGGCTACAGTGACTGGAGTTACAGTTAAGAAAGCCAGAGCAGCCGAGAGTGAAGCAAATGAAACCGGTCCCGTAAAAGTATTCGAGCCGGTGAATACGTTATTCCCCGTTAGGATGTTAGTAGGTACTGTGCCTGTAGGAGCGGGGACTATAGTTAGAGACGGGTAGCCTACAAGATTGATTGGCCCGCTGCCTGTAAGCAGGTAAGCCGCAGTCCAGATAGGTATATTATTCGTGTTGAACAGTGTTACAGTGTAGTAGGTATCCTTAGCGCCATCTGCCATGTCTATGACAACATCGTTGCCCCACACAGACACAGAGACACTCGTGCCAGTTCCACTGGTACTAAACTTGGGCACAATGATACCCGTACCGGATACATATAGATCGTACACACCTGTAGGAGATACGATAGCCGCCTGCATGTAGCCGGATACCGCACTACCTGTGAGGTCAATGAAGTTAGCGGAGATTGTAATGGGTGTTGGCATTTAGGTCCAATAGGAAAGTCTCAGTAGAACGGATCAAGGTAGCCAAGTATCTGGGTGTTAACATAAGTAGCAGCATCAGGCCGCATGTACTCCACACCTTCTGGGAACTGATTCTTATCCCAGATCATTTCTGTCATGCCAGCTTTGTACATTGCATACTGAGCCTGAGCTTCCTGGAACTTACCCATCAACTTATATGCAAGCCACGTCACTCCCATGATGACTACATCAAGGTAGTCCTCGGGAATCTGAAGGTACTGATCCGCAGTCAATAAACGGATGCGATTCTTGTAGTACTCAAACTTAATCACATAGGCCCCAAGAGGCTGGAGAGTATTGACAAGCGGCACTGCTTTACCAGTGGTAATCAGCCCACTTGTAGGTTCCGTCCAGTCGGTACCAAAAGAAATAGGCACGGAGTTCTGTAGAGTCTCCGAGCCTTCATTTTGCGGGATACCACTGCTATTTAACACAGCTTGAACTGCGTAGACATTGTATTGGTTGTACTGTACTCCAGACTGGGCTCCCCCGTCAGGCAGGACACCAAAGTATCCAATAGCCGGACTCTTCACTACAGCCAGACTATTCGCCCTGATAAACAGTGGTGCTCCTGTAGTAGTAGAGTCGGACTCTCCCCCAAGTGAGTCTACAAAGGTAATCTTTAGGAGATAGGTACGAACTGGAAGTGCTCCACCTATTACAGTCTGTACCACGGGAACCTGGGGCTCAGGAGAGGTGTTGTTCTGGTTATCTGGTGGGGGAAATATCTGAAGTATGTTGGGGTCGTTTAGGTTCTGCCCAAAGGTTGCAGGTAGACCGGGCCTCCCCGCGCCTGTGCGAGTGATGAGATTTGGCCCCATTGGTGCTGTAAAGAGCCACTTGAGCATTCTCTGGTTCGATAGGTCAATAACAGAGTCCTTCTTGAACTGATAGACATCCGGCAGATTGAGGCTAGTCTCCACAGTTCCCGCAGGCCCCGTTCCAGTGGGACCTACCCAATAGTTAGACTGCCCCAGTTGAGTCAGGAAGTATTGGGGCTCACTCTTCAGGAAGGGCCACCGACTGAACCGAAGCATCTGCTTGTGGATACGGTTGGTGTAGTCTATGAGGATTGGCTGCCCCGTAGTGCCAATTTGGGCGGAGAGCTGGTTACGAATGTCTTGGCTGACACCGTTTATCACGTCGCTTACTTTGGGGAAAATCGTATAAGCCATAGTTATTTATTCTTGTTCTCGAAGTAGTTGCCCAGCCTATGGACGCCCATAACACAGGTAATGAGAGCGATGGAACTCGTGAGATCAGGTATGATCGGTTCGATGTGAGACTTTATATGGTATTGAACAGTGGCTGTAACCCAACCTAGCACAAAGGCTAGACAGACTGTAGCTAGCAGGCTACCGATACTAGGTGTACCATCGGTATCGAGGAAGAAGCCTTTGATAAAATTAGAGGAAGTGGGCGGCGGCGAGTCCAAGGCCAACTCCTATTCCAATATCTTTAACTTTACCGGCGAGGCGGTGGAGGAAACTCCCGCCCTTAAGAGTCTTCTTAAGCTGGGTATTATCTGCTTGAAGGTCTTTAACAGAGGCTTGACAAGAGATGAGATCACCTTGAATCACTGGAAGCTTCTGGGCATCCTCTTGAAGTTTCTGAATCTCCTCATCCAAGGGGGCGAGGTCACTCGGAGGAACAGATACTGTGGTTGGTTGTCCTGGGGCAGACGGCTGCGTTACAATAATAGGTTGAGGAAGATTGCCAATCTTAGATAAGCTGGCAATCGAATTCTGTAGATAGGTCATCTGACCCTGAACGGTTTTCATCTGTGTATCAAACTGAGCCTGCTGTTTGGCTAGCGCGTCCTGGAGTTGCTTGTTCGCATCATCCTGAACTTGCTGGAGCTTCTGAACTTGTACCTGAGTATCCTTGTCCTTTTGCTCAGCTACTATTCGAGCTTCACGTTCTTGCTCCCAGCTATATCCACCAAAGAGAAGGATGCCAGCGGCCAGGAGCAGTCCTGCTTCTTTAAGAGTCATCTCGTCTTAACCACCCTCTCAGGAACTCTGCATCCTCTGGGTATTCCTGTACTATATCTTTGTGGTACAATTCAGCAGCAGTGCGAATCATTGGTTCTAAGGACCCTTGTGGGTGGCTATTAGCCAACCTCTCCGTATTAGGTCCATATACTCCATCTTGGTTAGTGCCTACGGCCTTCTGGAGTATTTTAATGGAGTGGACCTTTCCCACATTTACTCCGAGATCGAAGACCTTCCAGGCTACATCCTGGTCTAAGAGGCCATCGTAGTCCCAGAAGTTCTTTCGATAGAAGCGGAGCACCTTACCCTGGATGTTGATATCTGTGTCTAATCCAGCCGGGAAGCCCTGCTCCTCTTTGTAGAGGTCGATAGCAGCCCAGCCTTCCCAGTTTGGAAAGTTCTTTCGGGATATGCCTCGGTAGGTTTCTCCCCCGGCATCGTGGGGGGAGTTAGAGTAACCCCCCTCCCAAAGAATGGTCTTGGCTATCGCAAGTGAGAAATCAGCCATTTATTAAGTGTCGTTCAGGCCCTTAAGGTCCGCATTGACTGGAGCACCCAGTTGACTCCGAGACATGATTCGAGCCATCACAACATCTTGTCGCGGTTGTAGTACCCGCATATCTCCTCGTAGCCTGTTGTTTAAGAGCCGCTTGACTTCACTTGCCATCTCGGGACTAACGAAGTACTTCCCTGGAGGGAACATCTCGAAGTTCACAGATACGCCAGTGTGGGGTTCCCCAAAGAGATCGGTGTCGGGAATTTCAACCCATTCCCAGTTGTTCTTGTCGGCGTTCGCCTTAAGGACTTCTTCCCTGGACTGGGCTAGGGGTTCCTCTACTCTATGCTTTCGCGTAGCAGTAGGAGAAGGAATCGATTCTGCAACGTGCTTCTGTTTTGCTTGTAAAACTGATCCGATTGTGTCGGTCGTAGCCATTGTGTTCTTTCTCCTCTTGTGGAGGGTGAAGGGGTGGACCTAAAAGGTCTCACCCCCACCTTGCATTACGGACACCCAAGCGAAATGCAGAAGTACTTGGGGCCGAACTCTTAGTTATTTACGCTGTTCTGGCCCGAGCTGATGATCGCCCAAATCCAGTTCTGGTTGGTGATGATGGTCTTGAACGCAAACTTATACCCCAACTTCCGGGTCTGTTGCAGTGTGTCAGTCTGTCCACCAGGAGCAGCCGCATACACACGGAGGTTCTGGAGGTCGCTGATCTGGTAAGCGTTGCGTGCAATGGCGAAGCTGGTGAACAGCTTGCTAGTCGCACCGGAGGTAGTCTGAGCAGTGTAGGCAAATCCAGGAGCGTTGGTCTTGACGATGCGGAATCCAGACAATTCCTGGACCTCACCGCGCCAGATGCGTTCCGGTTTACCAAACTGGTTGGAAGCCTTGAAGTCAGGGTCTTGCAGCATTGCAGCATGGACCTGAGGAGCGATCACGAGGACATAATCCCCATCATCGAAGGGGCGTCCGCCTTGATCCATTAGGTTAGCATGGAGAGCTGTAAGATCGACATACCCGATCTTATCGGACGCGAGAACCGTAGTATTGCTAGTTCGACCATTTGGACGATACACGTTAGAGGCATTGGACAGGACGTTATAGATCAGGATGTCATACGTCTCAGCCGCGTGTAGACCCAGGATATAGAGCGCCCGGCCCACAACATCGTGCTTGGAAGTCAGCTCAGCAAGATCAGACAACCGGAGCACAAGGCCATACTGTTCTGCCACAGCAGTAAACTGTGACATCGAGAGCCCAACGGCATCCGGCATAATACCTTCAACCAACTGGGTAGGAGTGAGGGAAGCCGTCAGCTTCTCCAGACGGTTGAACTGAACCGTCTTGGAAGAGTTAGACGGAATCGGGTCCTTGTCTCCGAACTGATCGAGGACCGTCATGAGGACGGCGACTTCGAGCAGCTTAGCGGAGAAATAAGTCTGTTGGTCACTCGCAAGTGAGCCAGCAGGTCCGGGAGTTCCAACCGACCCTGTGATTACCGTAACAACGTCATCACCGAAGCCAAATAGAATCCCGACGAGGGAGCGAAGTTTGCTGACGAACATTTAAGTATCCTTTGTCCTAACAGCTTATAGGTCCAGTTTTGCTCCTCTAGCTTCCATGTCAGCAATTGTGGCCCGGATACCCTCGATGGTTTTGAAAGAGGGCCTAGGACCTTGCTGGGTGGGCACTGAGGTAGTCGTTGCCTGCACAGTAGTGCGAACAGGCACTGGAGCTTGAGTCTGTTGGGTAGTTTGAGTCTGAGTAGCTTGTGCTCTCAGTAACTCGGGCAGTTGCATACCTTGGGCTGTCTGATAGGCCAGCTTATAAAGCCCCGGCAGCCGAGAGTGGAATCGTTGATCTGATTCGCTTATGGAGATAGCTTGCTTAAGTTCGGGATTGTCCTCTAGCGCTCTATTGTAGTTTACAGTGCCGACGAAACCCTTAGCTGAAGGCAGAGAGGTAGTGAGGGTTTCAATGGCCTGATCGCGGGCCGCTTTCTGAATGACGGGTTGCAGAGGCTTCAGGGCGTCGAAGAGGAACTTCGCTTGCACGTCCCGGTAGGCTTCTGGGCCACCCTTCTTGGCTGCATCATACAGAGCATCTAGATACTGCGCGGGTTGCTGGTAGTAGTCCACGGCCTCTTGTGGTTGACCATTGGCTTGGACCGGCTTACCCGTAATTGGATCGATCCCAGTTGTAAGAGCATATCTCTGTCGCAACTGTTCGATGAGGGCATCTTTTTCATTGACGCCCTTTGTAGCATCCTCGGCAGTCTTATAGAGCGACTTCTCACCCTTGAGGAAGAACTGATCCTGGGTAGTGGTCGTCTGAGTGGTCTGCTGAGTTTGCTGTGTGTCCGGCTTCGCTGCAACCTGTTGTATAGGTTGAATTACTTGCGCTGACTCCGCCGGAAAGAGAGAGTCAAAAGTCGCATCGTCGAGTTCTCCAGAGGCGTTGCTTAGATTCACAACTCCACCGGGAGCAATACTAGCTAGTGTAGCTTCGGGCATCTGATATCCTTGTGGGATAGAGCTTGTTTACTAAGAACCTTGTGGGTCCATCCCTACTCTTTCAATTTGTGCATCGAGCTGCTTAAATCCTTCTAGTTCTTCCTCGAAGGGATCAACAGGGGTCCTAGGATCAACCTGGGTGGCCTTCGAGATCGTATCTTGCATGAACCCCAACCAGAACACACCTGCTTGATTAAAGGCTAACTCCATGAGGTCCTTGTGGAACTGTGTAGCGCACTTCTCTTTCAGCAGTTGGCGCTGGAGATCGAGTCTCTCTACAAGGGCAATGAATCCCGGATGGTGGGCGAGTGTGCCTATGGCATCCTTGGTTTCCTTTGTCCAAGCTTGAGACTTGCGGGGTGCTTTAACTTCTACTACCTTGTAGACTATCTGAGGTTTCTTGTTCCAGAACATTACCCCTCCAGGTTTACTTATCGAGCGCCAGAGCGAAAATCCGGGGCCGCTGACGGGCTATGAACGCTTGCACCCATCGGAGAATCCGGGGACACAACTTTACCTTCCCCATCGAATCCGATTGCCGACGGAAACGCACTAGCAATTCCGTGAGCGTAGGTGTCTTCCGGCTTGTAAGCCGCCTTACCGTCGAGGTTGATCGATTTGCCGAGTTCCATACTATTTCTCCTTTTTAGCATAGTTCTGATCATAGACCCGCTCCTGTGTGGAGGGGACTATGACTATTGACTTATCAAACATCCAATCACCGTGCTTGTCATAACAATACTCACCGGTGTTGGTCTTGGTGCATCCGTTAAGGTCGTGGCCCGGATCATAGCCGGTAAGTGCCCAGTCAATGAACCCGTCCCCAACCTTAGGGGTCTTAATGTCGAATCCACCCATAATCCCGCCATCTGCTATGTGATTCGGGGAGGGAGCCGGATTCCCCTGAGACATAAACTCAGAGCTGATCCGCTCGCTACTGGAGGGAGGTGTGGTCGATGCTGCTGCGAAGATACTAT